ACTTTGAAAACAAGTAGTGGTTCTCCGTTAAGTAATGTTAAAATTATTGATGGTGCAGGTCAAGCTAAAGCAACAACTGATAGTAATGGTGCTTGGAGTTTCACAAGTGTTGAGGACACTGTGGGAACAAGTGGTTGGAGTTTATATCCTGATTTAGATTGGAATAAATATAATACTCCGAAAAATGTGGATATTCAAATTACAATAAGGAAAAAGGATACTGTTTTAACTTGTACAGCAGATAAAACAAGTGTTACTGTTGGTGAAACAGTTACTTTAACTGCTACTGTTAAATCTGATGGTGTTAATGTTAATGAAGGTCAAGTAGACTTTGGAGATGGAGTGTTAGTAGATGTTTCCAATGGTACTGCTGTTAAAACATTCACTAAACAAACTCCAACAGTTTTAACTGTTACTCCATCGTATAAAGGAACTTCTACTTATACTACTGCAACTGCTTCATCATTAACTCTAACATGGGTTGAAGAACAGGTTACTCCAGAGATCAGTATTAGTGCATCTACTTTGATTGGTGAGATTGGTGATGATTTACCAATCACCTTATCATCTAATCTTAAGAATACTGCTTTAATTGTATTATTGAATGATGCACCAGTTGTAGATATGGTTAATACTGATAATACTGGTAATGCAGTATTTAATTATAATTGTAATGGTGCAGGTGATGTAAATGTGAAAGTCAAATACTTAGATGGAACGAATGTTTATTATTCAAACATACTGCAAGTTGAGGATTGTATTAAATATGGTTTTAAAGATTCTGATACTTGGATTAATCCAACTGGATATTCTGCAATTAATACAGTAGTTGATGGTGTCTTTACAAGCACCAGTACCAGTAGTAGAGGAGATAGTATACTTCAATTAGACCTTACTGGGGATTTCATAATCACATATGATGCAGAATGGCAAGCATCAACAAGATGTGGTGTTGGAGCAAAAGACACTACTCGTACATACCATTTCGATAGTGGAACAGACACTAACTTCAAAACTCAAAAATACATCTACTGGGACGGCACTAAAGAAACAGAAACCCACTATTCTGAATCTACTCAAACTACTTATTGCTCATGTGAAATTATTAAAAGTGATGGGCATTTAAAAGGATATATGAATGATAAATTAGTCTGTGATTTGTCATATTCTTGGATAAGTCAGTGTACGGTTTGGAATTTCCATACAACAATTTGGAATCCATCAACTATTAAAATTAAGAACTTGAAAATCAAATCCCAATAAAATAAAAAAATTTTTTTGATTAATATGTATAATTTAGAATGCGACCATGAATGTAAACATGATAAAAACGAAGAAGTAGAAAAATGTTGCTACTATCGCAACAACAAATGCCTATTAAAAGGAAGTGATAAAAATGGATAGAGAATCTATAAACTATACAAATTATAGTAATATTTGTAATAGAATTGCTTATTGGCTTGTTAATAATAATAAAAAATTCAATACAAGAAATGTGTATGGATATATGAACCGTAGTGCAGATTACGGTACAATAATTCGTGTGATTAAAGAAAGAGGTACTAATTACCAATCAGACAGTCTTATAACTGAATTTGTAGAATGTGCCATACATGATAACAAAGATTTAAGCTTTTTACCAAATTATGTAATTGATAAAAATGGTAAGAAGTATATGAAAGATACTTATGTAGATATGTGTCGCAGAGTATCAGCATATGAAGTATTAAATGGTGTGAGTCCCGCAATAGTATATTTAACTGGCAATACACCAGTACAAAATATTACAAACAATAATAAATTACATAATTATTTAACAAATAAAGGTTGTAGTGGAATGGGACAATGCACACCATATAATTGTGCTTGTAATTCATTACAACAAGGTTTTTATAGATTAACTGGGATTCATGTATCAGAATCTACAATAGCAAGTGTAGCTGGAACAACTACAGCTGGAACTGGACATCAAGGTATTAATACAACTGTTGTATGGTTTAATCGCAAATATGGAAAAAATATTAAAATTGCTTGGAAAAACTTCAATGATTTGGGAAGTTCTGATTCAGCAAGATGGAATAAATTAAACGAATATGCATCAAATGGAGCTGTATTTTGTCACATATTATACCGTAATAAATATGGGCATTATGAAGTGCTTAAATCAGTGAATGGTAATAATGTGACTGTTTTAAACAGTTTAGGAAGTAGATGTAGCAAACCCGCATATTGTGGATATATAGAAACTCGTAGTAAGTCAAATCAATTATCTTATATGAGAGGAATTAGCCAACCGAGTGTTGCAATCTTAACAAAAGGGTGAGAATTATGACAGAAGCAAAAGAAAGTTTAAAAGAAACATTAGATAATTTACAACAAGAATGTAATAAATTGTATGAAGAATATGGTTTGATAGAAGAAGTTATGGATTTGCAATTAGTGATTAACTCTTTAAGGAACAAATTTGATTTGGTTGATTCACAAGAAATAGTTTATGAAAACTTTGTGCAATGATAAAAAATATAATCTACTTTATACCAATCTATTATCCAGAGGTGTAAAAACAATGGATAAAAAAGATAAAATAATAATTTTATTGATTGTTCTTGTAGCAATTATTGGCTGTGTATGTAGTTATTTCCTACTTTTCGCAGACAATAATAATGAACCAATATCAGTTGGGGAAACCTATGAAATATATAATAGCCAACCCCAATCCATGACATCATTTTTGAAAGATAGTGATTCTTCCTATATGGATTATGACCAAGGCACATTAAATTGGTTGAAAGAACTCGGTGATTCTAAAGTAGTATTTATGACCGAATCCGAATTTATAATCATGAATCGTAGTGATGCTAATAAGTTAAATATTATGAGTTCTACAGATTATTCTAATGATTTGGCTTGGAAGAATACTGTGAATTTACTTGAAATTAAATGTGATGTTTTGGAGATCCGTAGTTTAGGTAGTGGTTTGAAGGATTGTGTATTAGTGGACAATGTTGAGACTATAGGTAATAGTTCAAGGGAATGGTTATCTGAAGAGGCTATTAACTCAACCCTTTAAATATATTGTTGTAGAATATATGTATTGTAAGGTAGGGTGGTTTCCAATTCTCTACCTTATTAACTACCCTTTTATTTTTTTCAAACTTGTTTTTTGATTGGTTGGTTCTTTCGCATATTTTTTAATAGGTTTGCGATTATTCTACTGTATATTTTCCAGTTTAGTTTGTATTTTTTCCAGATTCTTGTTCTTTCTTCTATGAAGTTGTTGTTGTATGTTCTTATTATGAATAGTATTATTGTGGATATGATTTGTTCTTCTTTACATTTTGGACATAATTGTTTTAATTCTGTTTTTTGTATTAATTCGTGTACTTCTGTTTCTATCTGTTTTGTAGTATTTGTTTCATTTAGTATTTGTTGTACTCTATTTTTTTGTATGTTGTTTTTGTAGTATTGTTGGTTTATTTTTGCTCGTGAGTCTTTTGATAAGCATTCGTATGGTGCAATTTTGGTTTCACCATATTTATCTATTAAGTATTGTATGCGATTTTCTTTATGGTTCATTTAATTATTCTCCATGTATTGCTTTATATATGTTTTTTGCTTTAGCTTCACCTATATTAGGTACTGTTTTTAAGTCATTTTCTGTTAAATTAAATAAATCATATAATGAATACAAGTTAAATTTATCAACAATCACTTCCACCTGCTTATCAATACCATGAATCCCATGCAAAAAATTCAATGCTGGATTCATACTCTTCTTCTGAAACTTATAAGTCAATGGCTTATCCTCAAAAACCTTTGTTGCTTGACGATACATTAAATCAAAAGAATCATATAATGTATCAGCAAATAATACTGTAGAAATAGTATTTAATGAAGCAACTGCACCATTAACCTGCTCTATACTCATATCAACACCAGATTGATAAAAAAATCTATCAATCAAAGATTTCATGTCATGAACCTGCACAATAATAAACTGATATTTATAATTCTGACAAGCTCTAACTGTCTGATTAAATATATGTTTATTATTAATACTTGTTAAAAAATCATTACCAGTCTTATACTCAAATAATACATTCATATTATCAGTATCATTTTGAAATAAGAAATCACCATGTTGCAAAGTTGTAGTGATTACATTGTAATCCTCGAAAAAGCTTTTAGCAGAGGAAACACGACTTCCTTCACGATAATCAATCACTACATTCTTAATTTTAGACATATTTACATTCAACTCCTAAAATAATTTTTTTCAGGAGATTAGTAAAAGAAAAAAAGAAAAAAAGGATATTAAAGTAATTAATCCTTATCCAAATTTATTAAACTCGGTTGAGGCATGATTTGGTCTTGATACTTCCCATTATATAGTTTATCTGTACAAATACAGTTTTCAAATACTAATTGGCAAACCCTTTGCATAGGATAAACTACAACTTCATTATTTGATAAATTTGCAAGTTCCAAAGTCACATGACCTTTAAAACCAGTATCAATAAATCCAGCAGTTACATGAACAGTAACTCCCAATCTACCAACACTTGAACGACCTTCAACTTTCCCAATATAACTTGGAGGTATAGATATTTCTTCATATGTAGTTCCGAGATAGAAACTATGTGGTTTAAGTACAAAACCACTATTCTTTTGACAAGTTAATGTTTTCCCATGAGGTATCTTGTTTTTGGAATCTATCTTTCCAAGGTTATTGTAATCTATTAATTTATTTGCTAATCTTAAATCTATTCCATTAGGTTGTATATGATCAGGTTCAAATGGTTCTATTATTGTGTCACCATTTTCTTCCCAGTATTTGTTTCCTACAATTGCCATAATTTTCTACTCCTTTTCAATAATTATATAATCGTTTTTTCGCAAAGTTTCTTCTACATCTTCATCTATTCTTTCTAATACTGTATAGATTTTTCTTGATTTCCTATTAAATATTAATATGTCACCAGAGGACATTGTAAGGACTTGGTTGTTTGCAAAGTATGAATTATGTAGTTGTAATTCCCATGTTATAGGGATTGTTTGAAGTCTTCGTATTGATTTGATATTTGGGGTTAAAAGCAACCAATGAGCATATACTGAATCAATTTTACATATGTCGAATATTACTGCAATATATTCTAATGAGTCTGGATTATTATACTTAAAAATTACTTCCCCATTTTCCTCAATCCTAAAATAGGCGTCTTTAAAGTTTTTAAAATTTTCTTCTTCACCATATTCGTTTGTTATTGTGAAATATACATCATCATTTTTAAAAGTGACTTCTGATTCATCATAATATTTACTTTCCATTAATTTTGCGATAATTTCCAACTCATTCCCTCTGATCGGTTTATATTCACTTGATTTTTTTTACAAATTATTACCATAAAAAACACTTACTCCTTAAGAAACTTACTAATATTATGACTCACTCCTCTCTTTTAGTCTTTCAAGAATGAGCATAATTCTTCCACAATCCAATTATTAAACATAAATTCTGCTTCACTTTCCATAACAGTACTAACATATAACTTATTATCCTCAGAAATCACAAACATCAAATAATCATTATGTTTTAATGTAAAAGGTTCAGTCTCATTAAAACATAATTTTACATCAGGATTATTAATAAACTCCTCAGTGAAAAGTATATTCAAACCTGAAACATGTCCCTTATTATATGTCCTTTCATAATGTGGTAGTAACACATCATAAGAATACTCTTCGACATACTCTTTATTAATAAAATCAAGTATTTCCCGAGTATTACCTTTCTTCCTATCATATTGTATCATAAAAACTGCCGCAGGGTTAATATGTCCAGTCATCCCTACAAAGAATTCATCAATTCCTAAATTTAAATCGCCGAATATCATTTTGTCTTCTCTTTTAATATATTTATGTCCTCATTTTTATTTGAATGGTAAACGATTTAACTCATTATACATATGTTCATTGTATAAACTGTTTTGTGCTTGTATTAACAGTAATGCATCTTTATCCGAACTTGTATAAAGATCCAGGTCTGTGAGGAAGTATACCATACTTGCACGAATAATATCAGATATAGTGATATTGTAATCTGTTTTACCTGCTTCCTCCTTAACTTTTAAGAGGTATTGATGCAGGTCATCATGTATGTTTAAATGTATACTTTTCATTTTATCTTCTCCTTTAATGTGTTATCTAATCATCTTGTTCCACTATATAATCATTACATGCTAAAAGACACTCATACGGTTTATTCTGTCCATTCATCAAATAATCCACAATTTTTCCAGATCCATCAAAGATAAGAATATCTCCGTATCTTACTGTAAATAATTTAGTTGTAGTCGTTAAACCCCACTTTTTAAGTGATGGTGCTACGGTATGCTTTCTTTTAAAACTCACAAAATTTGGAGCTTGGAATATTCTCAACATATCCTTATCGCTTGCATCAAATGGTACTGCAACATAATTCTTAAAATTATATTTATCCTTTGCAGTGTGTATCTCCCCATCTTTTCCACACTTAAAAAAAGTAGTTTCATCATTAACAAAAAATGCTTTATTGGGAATATGAAAAGAAACTTCTTCCTTATATTTTTCCACATAACATTCCTCATAATGGTTTAATAGATGATTTATAATTTCTTCCTCATTTCCTTTAACTGGTTTGTAACCTTCTGCTCTTTTCTTACATTCTATTATCATTATAATTCCTCCCATTCAGGATTAATAATCCATATGGCTTTTTGTTCGCAGATGCCCATACAGGATTCACAATAAGTACATTCCTGAACATCTTTTCTGAAGTAATGGTGCTTATCTTTTAATGTGATTTTAACCATGTTTATGAAGTTTTCTGTCAATACTCTTGTTTGACAGACTTCTACACACTCCATACACTTGTTACAGTCATTGTTTATGTTGATTAACATTACTCTAACACTCCGTCCCAACATTCAATACGAACACGATTACGTTTAAAATCTTTAGCAAACATCTCTGAATCATACTGTTCAGCAAATAACTCTTTAGTTTCACCAGTTTCCACATCGTACACTCTATAATAATGTCTTTTCATCCAGTAAGGTTTAAAATTTAATGCTTCGTGAATTGTCAGTATGTAACTTCCCTTAAATTGTATTGCCCTGTCATCAATATAAGCCACAGCAGGAATCTTACGGTTAGTTACCTCCATACTTGGGAAACCATTATTGTTTAACCAGTCAATTACTTGTTCTTTTGGTCTGCTTGTTAATATTACTACTTTATATTTTTTACGAAGTTGTCTTATAAATTCTTTTGAAGCACTTAATGGTTCGCCAAGATTACCTTCCTCATAACCATTGTATTCGTTCAATACCCCATCAAAATCCACGCATATTGTTTTTTTAGTCATATTTTCTCCACTCTATCAATTATTTCTTTAATTAACTGTAATTGTGCATCTGCACAAGCAATAGCTAATTCTTCATTGCTGTTCTCTAATGTAGTGTACTTTTTATCTATTTCTTCATGTAAATCATTTAGTGTTCTATTAATTGCACGTAATTTTTGCATTAAGTCTACTGAAATCTTGTAATAGTTTTCTTCAAGTTTTTTATTTTTTTCATGTTCTTCTTCTAATTGCTGGCAATTTATTGGAATGGACTTTTCTTGTTCGATATATTTCATTTCATTAATAAAATCCATATTATATCCCTCATCAACAATAGATGATTTATTCCTCACTCCTTTTGGGTTGTATTGATAAGAATTATTTTTTAGTAATAATCTACAAGAATCATCACCGTCCGCTATTAAAACACAAAATATTTCATAGTTTTTGTGCTTAAAAGGTGCGAGAGTCATATTTGTTACTTCTTCAAGGTCATCTGTTGAAATACAGCACATTATCTCTGCATTAGGACTCACTGATCGTAATATTTTAATTAATCTTTTAGCTTTCATTTTATCCAACTTCCTATTTTTCCATTATAATTCTCTTTTAAGATGCATGACAGCTATATTATCTAAATATTTTTGTGAAAATAGTGTAATTGTTTGATCTGGGTCGTCAGATTTAACTGTATATATCTTGTTACCGCTTAAGAATATTATTTCTCGATTAGGACTATGTTTCTGTAATATTTCAATTATTTCTTTTACTTTCATTCTTTCACCCCAGTTATCCAAAAACCATCTTCATCATCTTCAAGGATAAAACCGTAATCTTCTAACATTTTTTTAAACTTTCCTTCATCCCTATCAGTATCCAACTTACAGAAAATATCTCCGTCGTGTATACCGTCTGTGTCTACTCCCCATTCTGTATAAAAATTTTTAAAATAGTTATCGTTTAATATATTTTCAAGGGCAGCATCTGCTATTTTTGAGTCTTCTACTGGTATGTTAGAATTAATGAAATATTGTTTTAATACACTTATGTTAAAATCATCTTTGTTTTCATCTTCTTCGTTTAAATTAATAGATATTGTTTTCACAACACGAGTAGTAGGTAAACTGTTATCTTTTCGTACATGTGGTACAATACACTCATCTCTTATACATTTTTTACAAGGTGGAAGTGCCTTATCTAAATATCTCTTTTTTAATACAGGATTTATTACCCCATCATCAAGAAATAACTCTCCATTCATAATAGAGCAAGTTTCATCAATTTTAATATTACTAAATCCATGATTTTGTAACTGTGCAGGAAGGTATTCTTCAAAAATGATTTCAACTGCCATTCTGCATGGTTCTTCACCTTCATCTAATGATGTTTTGTTGGAGTATTTCTCTATACATTCATCAAATGCTTCCTGTACAATAATATTTAGTTGGTAATTATCAAAATAATACTTATGGCTCATTATCATATAGGTTGGTTCGCCGAATGAATGATATACTTCTATTCTATAAAAATACATTCTAAAACAACTCCCAAGGAAAATCTAGTAATTCAAATATAATTTGATATAAAACAGTATCATCATTCATATCTGGATAAATACTTTTTAATTCCTGTTTCAACAATTCAACATGATGATACCCCTCAAGATTAGCATGTCTATAATGTAAGTTTTTAAATTTCACTTGTTCAATCTTTTTTACTTTTCGATATGCTTTTGAACTCCCATCAGTCGCCACACATTTCACAACATCTCCTTTTTTCAATCCTTTATCGGATTTCCTGATTGTGGCTCTTTTTTCAGTGGTTTTTAGTAAATCCATGAGTTCTGGTTTAAATCTTAATGTTTTTCTCTGGGAATCATTTATATGCCCTGCTTTTTGAACCAAATTTGTATTGTTAATTAAACTAATTTTATTATGCAACATTGAAATCTCCCTATCAACACTACAAATTACTTCTTCATTAGCATTTTCATTATGAAGTAAAATATTAAGTTCACTGTTTAAGAAACTAATATTCGTTTTCAATGTAGTTCTCCCAGTTCTCTCCCACTTTATCTTATTTATTGCTTCAGCAAACCGTTCCGGTTCTTTTCTTATACTCCTAAATGTTAAAATAATATCTGCTATAAGAATAACACATAATATGATTGAAATAATTTTTACCAAATCAATCATTTTTCCAACCCCCATCTACTGCAAACAACACCTGTATCACCATAATATTTTCCATCATACGGATGTTTACAAGGACTACTTAATGTTTCAAAAACAATCTGACACAAATAATCACCAAAATTCAACTGAAAAGGCTTATCACTACAATTAAACAACTCCAAAGTAATATTACCCCTAAAACCAGGGTCAATATAACCAGCAGTCACATGAACCATCACACCTAACCTTCCAATACTAGACCTTCCCTCAACACGAGCAACAAGATCATGAGGTATGTTTACATATTCTACTGTTGAACCTAATATGAATTCTCCAGGTTGCAATACATACATACTTTTTTCATCTAAATAGAATGTTTTACCATCAATATTTTTAAGTACTTTATCTAACTGTAAATCAACACTTGCAGGTTGAACTCGATTCTGTAAACAAGCTAATAGGTTATCATTATACGGAAATAACTCTTCCCATCTTTCAAGGATATCTTTATCGCTTAAAACACTCATAGTACCCTCCTCTCAATAGTTATTTTGCCTTTCCTAAAAAAGTAATTAATGACATTAACACTATCCAAAATAAGATTACGAAACTCCACCAAACAACACCAGTTAAACCTAAAATTGTTGCAAGATAAGTTCCTAATATAATCGTACAAATTAACGGTAAACAAACAATAAATACTAACAATACAATTATTGCTCCTCCACCTAATATACTCCACCAATCAGTCATAATACTATCTCCTTAATTTTCTCAACAGTTTCATCTAAATCATCATTCTCAATAATTAAATCAAAACACCAGTCAGGCAATATTTGATAATCCCTATGTTTACGGTCACATCCCCTATCAGAAACAATTTTCACAATATAAATATCCGCACCTCTCGGCAACCAATAATTTATAGAATCAAGCACACCTAAATCATCAACAACATAAACATTAATCATCTCTTCAAGAAATTGACCTGAATTTGTGAAATATAACTCCCCACCAAAAACTGTTGAAGCTATAATACCTCCCATTAAAAAGAAATCCCAAGCATCTTCTTTATCAATATAAAAATGGTCATCATCTTCTTCATTTCGTGGTTGTCTTGTTGAAATACTCATCACTTCATGAAACGGATGATCTTCACATAATTTCTTTGAGATGGTTGTTTTACCCACTCCACTTTCACCAGTTAATAATATTATTTTCATCATAATTTCTGCACCTTTTCAAGTAATTGTTTAGCAACTAAATCATCTTCTTCAAATATTTTATCATAATTCATAAATTTACCTAATTTAACTGCTCTTCCACCAACACCTTCAATCCGTAATTTAATAACAGAATCATCATTTAATTTTAAAGTAACCCATTTCCCAAGCAATGATTCTCTTTTTTGTAAGAATAATTCCTGTAATTTTTCTGGTGATTCACACATATTCATCCCTCAATTTGTTTTAATCTTACTTTTAATTCTTGTCTTAATTCAATTATTTTGTCTGTTGTGCTTCTGATTTGCTCTCCAGACATTAAATTTTTACTATGATATAATTTATCTTCTAAATAAGAGATTTGAGTTTGAATAACTCTAATCTCTTCGTTTAACTGATTCATTTTCCTTCTACCTTCTTTTTTAAGAATGGCATTATCTCTTCAACATCAAAAACATACTTTGCATATCCGGAGCAAGCATCTAACTTATAGATATCCTTATACAAGCTCCCTAGGTATGTTGCAACGATTATATTCATTGTTCTTAATTTTAAATCAGAACCATACTGGGTATTGACTTCATCAAGTAACTCTATAATCTCATTCCTACTATACATAGTATGTTCTTCATGTAATTCTCTCATGTCTGCTCTAATGCTTTTCGCACATAATATTGCAAACATTACTTGACGTATTGAAGCTATACTATCTTCATCAATATTTGTAATTTCATCTTCCAGAGTATATCTCATAATTTCTAATGCCTTAATATGTTTATCAAGAATAAACATAACATTTTCTTTATTTAATTCCGGTAACCCACAATTCATTCTTATTCTCCTTTATAATAAAACCTTCTTTTAAGAGTAATCCTTCTGCTAACCACATATCTTCATCTGCGTAAAAAACACATACTAATAAACCGTTCTTGTATTCTTTATCCACATATGCTGATTTCACATTATATTCTTTCAGTAATTGTTCCGCATTCCATATGGCACTTTCAAGATTTTCAAAATCCCCAGTATGGAATTGTTTTATTATTGTTTTCAATGTTTCTGAATATTTGTTCATGAACCATTACTCCTTCTTCGTACAAGATTATAATTATTATAATAGTAATCAATTAGTAATTTCAAGTCATAAGCACTTGTTTTAACTGATTCCATATGTGCAGTTGTTTCCATTTGCTCTATATATTCACTTAATATTGCTGAAATTGCATCACTCCGATTAATCTCATACCCTTTTTCAAGGAATAAACTTAACCATTCATCAAACTCCTTTAACAAGTCTTCTGATATCCGAAGGTTTATTCCTTTCTTATCCTTCAATTACTTCAACTCCATGAATAAACTGATATTCAATATATAATGTATGTATTTTCCCATCATCTAATTTTGAAGATAAAGTCATACAAGTATTATTACACTCTATCATAATAGAATCATCATACACATACTCTGCACCATTAAACACCAGTTTCAACCTATGATTCGGGGATAATTTAAACCTACTCACTGCTAATGCTACTGTTTCTGCTTTCATTATTTATGACCTTCCTTTCTGTTTAGGAGATTTTTTCAAAGTATACCCATTTTCGTGCATGAGCCTATGTAAACCTTTAATTGTGTCACTTTTCAAATCTTTGAACATGAAACTTCCATGTCTTTTATAAACCTTACTATAACCCATTTTTGATGGGACAGTACTATATTCATAAATCTCTAAATCTTCTTGAATATCGCATAATTTGTTTTTATCCCAATCATATTTTTTTAATTCTTTCACAATTGATTGTGCTTCTTCTAAAGTTTGATACTGCCCATAATTAACATCATTTTTTTTCACAATATACACTCTTCTTTTAAGATAAACATAATCCTTATTCCTATTATGAGCAGTTTTTCCTTTGCGTTTTTCTAATAATTTAAAAGCAGTTTCTAAATCCAAATTATGCTTTAAAAAAATATTGTGAAGAGAGTCATCAGACTCTCTTATTTCTAAGCTTAATTCTTCTGCAGAAATCATAATCCCACCAATTTTTTAGCTTTACTATAATCAGTTTTATAGATGTGTGCAGAACTGGAATAATAATAAATTCCATCAAAAACAATATTTGCATTGACTGGATCTCTACGATTTAATTCTTCAACAAGTAACATACCAATATAAGTGATGAAATACATATTACTATAGTATGCTCCGAAAATATCGTTGCTTCTGAAGAAGCAATGTATAGTTAATTTCCTATCTCTTACAATTGCTTGTAACACTTGTAAGCATGGAATATCTTCTTCGGAGCAGTCATGTTTAGGGTCAAGAGTAACTGCAACACTACGATTTGACCCTAAATCATCTATTAATCTTTCAACCATGGTTTCAAATTGATTGACTCCAAAGTATTCTTTAATACGATTAGGGTAAGTATATTTAAACCCACCAACATCACTACTGTTAAAACTTTTAACATAATATGATAAAGACTGACCATTAATTGGACATCCATCTATATCAAACTCTCCTTTCTCAATATCATCTATTAATTCTCCAGAGGTTATTAATTCATATTTTGCTTTATGAGAATAACCTAATGGATTATCAATTCTTATTATGTTCCCTAAATTTTCAAGGATTTCTTTACCATCTTTAAAAGTCCAGTGTCCATTTTGGATTATTCTTTTAACAAACTCTTTATATGATTCATTTATGCTGCACATTGTCTGCAAACTCCTTAATTGCATGAGCAGAATCACTTATAAAAGCATCATACTCAATCACTATATCAAAATTATCATCACAATACATACTGCCAGTTCTACAAGAGCAAACATCCGGTTTTGCAATTCTAACAGTAATAATTGAATCTTCAGGACAATTATTCAATAATTGTGTTAAACCATCATCATCAAGAATCAACACATTAAAACCAGTTTCACTCATCATTTCTTTGAAATATACATATATTTCATCATGAACATATGTAGATACTAAAGGAACATTTTCTCCCATTAACACTCTCATTTTATCTGCTTTCACATAAGGAGTATTCCAAATACGACTATGCTCCTCATCAGTAGTATACGGTTCAATATACTCAAAACCATCATAAACACTTAATGCCTGAGCCAACACATCTTTACCAGTGTGTTCACCACCATTTATCACTAAAAATTTCATTTAATTCCTCCCAACTTAATAATTTATCAAAAGCAACATGTAAGAAGACACCAACATCTTCCAACCTGTCCTCTTTATATTCTTCTTTTTTTTCTTCCTCTTCTTTTTCCTCTGCAATCATATACAAAATCTGAGGGTCATGTCGGTCAGGGTCAAGATACCCAACTCCATGATCACTATAACCAATCATTTTTACTGCTCCAGTATTGGTGCTATTAAAGTAGTTAGTTCAACATCATTATTCTCAAATTTAAATATTGCTGGATAGTCATTGTCAAATTTGAGTTTAACTTCATTTGAAATGTCTGGGAAGTTTATAACATCTTTAAAATTATTTATATTATATGTTGCTCTCCCATCATTATTTGTTTCTCCTAACTCTGCACATTCAACCGCTCCTTTATAATCATTTAATCCATAGAATTTTAAATCATTATCCTCGCTTGTTAAAATTACCACTGGACTTGCCATTAAATCCAAATCTTTTAAGGAATCAAGCAAAAAATCTAAATTAACAGTTGATTCTATGTTTAAATCAAAGGAGGGTAATTCTCGAAAAGTATCATATTCATCAAGTAAACTGATAGTGAAATTCCTCCTCCGATCCCCATTAATAATAATATGCAGTTCATATGAGTCCACATCAAATATTATGCTTTCTCCATGCTTTACTGTTTTTAAAATTTTAAACAAATCACTTGGAACTATTCTAATAGCTTCATTGTCTGCTACTTCAAATAATTCAAAGTAACTTCTTTTAAAAAACACTTCAAACATTGTAGTCATGGATTTGGAAGCAACTTGACATTTTAAACCATCTTCAGAAGCAATGAATGTTATTTCATCAGCAACATTACTAACTCCTTTTAAAAAATTAGTTAAAGCTGAAAATTCATATAATGAAAACTTCATTATTTCACCTCATCCAAATAATAATTTTTACTATTGATTGAACCATTATTTGTGACTTCTAATCTTTGAAATCCACATAAACTCATGTCTTTACCTTGATTATGTGCATAACTATTCTCATAATTTAGGAAATGTCCAGTAAAACAATAATACCTTCTTTTACCACCATTATAATCACGAATATATTTACTACTAAATTCGCTAAAATGATTATGCCCCATCATACACAAATCTGCATGAATACTACTCATATCCTGTATAAAACCTCTCATTGCTAATTGGGGACTTTTACTGAATCGAGTACCATGCTTTCCATAAACAATTAAATCTTTACCATTGATTTCTAATTTATCAAAGAAATCATTACTTGTATACTCTGCACTCAATCTTTCAGCTATAATTTTAGTCACATCAAGATTAAAATCTTTCTTTGTTCTTCTTTCATGATTTCCAGTTGCACAAAACCGAACATACTTTTTGTGTGGTCTGAATAAATCAATAACTTGTTGCACAGAATCCTCTGTACTCATAGAGCTGTCAAATGCACCAATTCGTGAAGAAGGATTGTCAATCAAATCACCTAACAAGTAAATGCATTTGTTTTTACTTGTTTCTCTGAATGTTTTATCCCAAAATTTGAAAAATTCATTATTGAATTTCTCATGACCTAAATGAAGGTCACTGACTGGGAATATGTAAAATTTACCTTTAGCCACACTCACTTTCCCCTAAACAACAATTTACCTAACCAGTTTAACTCAAACTTGTCTTTCCAATCTTCTAATAACCTAACACGATTATGTAGTTCAGTTACTTCTTCTTGTATTGTTTGTCTTTTATCTTCAAACACTACTTCATCATCTTCAAAACGATTGATGAAGTTCCTAATAGTTGAAGTACTTACTTTTGTGGATTGAAAATTCTCCGCTTCATAAATTTCCTGTGGAGAATACCCTAAAGCATGACATTGAATAATTCTTTCTGCTTCACGCCTTGTTAACCAGTATCGCTTCCCTTTATTATTCTCGTTCTTAAAACATTCCTCTTCTTCGTTCCAAATCAATTTCATCTTCAATAGCCTCTTTAATTATTGCTGGAGAGATAGGTTCACAGAAACCACCAATACTCTTGATTATCTCCCCATCATTCAATATCCACCATTTCCCATTAATATACTCCACTTCATAAACCATCTAACCAATTTCTCCAATTATTTTATCAGCAGTTTTCGAACCAATACCATTGATTCCCACCAAATCCTCTTTAGTAACCTCCAATAAATCTCTTAAACTTTCTAATCGCAAATGCTCCTTAATAAGAATTGCTTTCTTCGTACTAATAGTATCAATACAACATAAGAATGTTCCCACACTATCACTCATTTTACAAACTGGTTTTTCGATAGGTTCATGCTTATCTTTTGCTAAAATATTCTTTGCAAGATAAGTCATAATAGTGAATGCTTGATTCTTATTTTCAACCATTATTACTTTATCATGCTCCAACAATGTTGCTAAAGCACCTAACAAGTTTTTCATAGTAAACTCCTTTAAAGAAGTTTTTTTCCTAATAAAATACTGGTTTTTTAAGTGCTGATACACATTACCGACAATGATAATATAACTGAATGGATATTGCCTCATTCTTTGAGTTTGTTTGAAAATCCTCCTGTCCATGATACTGGACACAAAATCAGAAGGTGTTTTCCATTCAAAGACCAATTTATCGTTGAATAAGTAATCTCCAACTGGCAGTCTTGTTTGTTTTGTCTGCACATCATTCTCATTAAAGAACTTCATTGCTGATTCAATTCTTTTACTGTCTTCACGATCATCTATTTTACAGCAGAAGTTCATATTATCCTCCCATTTTCATCGAATTCTACAAGCCCTTTCTTCTTTAAAGTCCATATATTTCCTTTTTCTCCACAGGCACTGCAACTAAACCATTCTTTAGTTATTAATAAACTTGGTTTGTTGTCATTATGCCATGGGCATTTCATATAACCATATCCTCGGTCATATACTTTAATTTCTTCTCCAGTTACCTGTGGCAGGACTTCTCGTAAGTCATTTGCTTGAATTGGGTCTGATAACCCATCTATTTTTAACTTTTTAATTCTCCTTTTTTTATTTAGTTCAACTATTTCGCACTTACTATGTGCATATCTTAATGCTCTATGTTGCTTTTCAGTAGGTTCTTGCATTTCCTTAAAAGAACCTTCAATTATTCTACAAGTTTTATGTGAACTTGGATGTTTACTGCCAATTAAACGAATATTTCCAGTCAAGCCTGCATTAGTATTCACATCATCCAATGTAGATAATTCAAGATGTGACTCTTGCAAACTTGTTGAAAATATCAGACAATGAACAAACTCTGAAAAAAATTTATTCCAATCATTAATTCCTCTTTGCTCATCTTCAGCATTAGCAAACAATACTGGACTTATTTGAATGTAAAGATGATATCCTTTATTCCCAGACTCAACAATAACACAATTATGCCCTTCCAAGGTTAATTTATTCTTTAGCCTTTCAACATCTTGAAAAGCAACAGCAATATCTTCAGAATCAAAATCAAGAATAATACATTCCACCATCCTATTTTTGGGATATTTTGTAATGTAAATATCCGAATTATCATCTTGATTTTGCAATGTTTTCTCAAATATTTTGCTGTTCCAATTTTTTCGTTGTTCAGCATAATCCTTATCACGATGTCTAATCGTGATTGTATGTTGCTTGTCTTTGAATAATTGACTATAATTCATCTGCAACACCATCCAAATAAGGTAAATCATTAACAATAGGTTCAACAGTTTCAAATAATGATTTTTTAGAAGCAGTATCATTTTTAAGGAAATCTAATAATTCATCAGAATTATCCGGATATGTAACTGTAAACAATTTAACTGCTTTATCTAAAGCAGATTGTTTAAATTCTGGTATAACCTCCTCAACTGGTTTATCCATACCAGTATTCAAAGCATACACATTCATATTCCCATGAGTAGATTTCCCCACTTTTACAAGAATCCCTTCATTATACAATGCTTGTAAACGATTACTTGCTTGTTTAGCACCACTTTTACGGAACCATTGCTTATTCCTATGCTTTTTCTTCAAAGATTCAACACTAAAAAGATAATCCTTCAAAAAAGCATCATCTTCATCAATCTTTGAATTATAAGCGAAGTTATCATAATCTTTTGAATTAGCATCTAAAGAATCAAGTATCCATTCTCTCACATCTGCATCAAAATCTTCTTTACTTAAGGTAGGTTGTTGAACTATCTCATATGATTCAATCAAGCCATTTGCAAATTTAATTTCATCTGGCAAAAGATTTGATGAGCTGAATATGTTTAATGCATTAATATTGTCTTGTTTACTTGCAATCACAATAGGTGTTTGTTTCTTTGCAAATTGACTGTCAACATATATTTCATGAGACAACTCAAAAGGATGATGCAAACAAGTTACAATCTTCAATATAGCTTCATACTCCTGAATCTTCCTTGTGAAATCATCATGATTCTTCAAATGCTCCTCAATAGTGAACATATAAGGATTAAAAAAATCCATATCTTCGACATTATAATTATAGGTAAATCCTTGAACACTTCGTGTAATATGTTTTATCAGGTTCAAAGAGGTGTAAAATTTACCTTTTGCTTCATGTACACTATTATAAATCATTAATTTCTCAGAGTCTAAAATTTGAGGTGTTAAAATAATTGACCTTGACTTTTCTTGATCGTTAATTAACTCCTCATTTGCAGTAGTATATGACAAGCAAGGATTACCCGTCACAAACTGATCTTCTTCTTCCATGCTGTCTTTATCAACAATACCTCTTTTTTTATACCCATCCGTAGTTAATTCTTTCAGAGTATCTCTCATTTCAATGGTATTGTTATTGTCAAAATCTCCACCTAAATCTCCCATAAAAAAGATATGTCCACTTAAATCTTTTCCATTGTATTTCCTAAAGAAATAAGCAACACTATCCACTCCTTTATGGACTCTTTCTTCAGGTATCATTGATAATGCATTTTCAAGCATGAATGACTTTCCTGATGCTTGATTTCCTACTGCAATCACATTTGTTGCTTTTATGCCAGTATATGTTTGAAAATATCCAAAAAAAGCATTGATTATCTCCCTTGGATTCCCCACACCTAAACAATGGCTTGTTGCAACTATCAACTCTAAAGGAGTCATATTATACTCTGCACAGTAAGCATTAAAGGATGCTTCAAGAGTATCATATTTCTCCTGTATCTCCTTCTCTTTTTTCTGCTCTTCTTGAAAATCTTGTTGAGCAGTACTCTCCATATTAGCTTCCAATTCATTTTTTAACTGAATTAAATGTTTTCCCGCTCTGTCTTCAAGAATTGCATCATTCACATAACTTACATCACCCAACTCATCAATCAATTCTTTTTTTGCTTGATGAATTGCATATTTTTTCAAATATTGATGTAACTCCCCTCCACCTACTTCAGTAGGTGAGGATTTACTATGAGCAACAATAGATACCCCATCATCAGTTTTTTCCTCATACCTATATGGTTTATCTTTTTTTTCTGATAATACACATCGTAATTGCATATTATCAATTGTCACCCAAGCCATATTCATTCAACCATTTCAGGTGCTTCTCCATTCTCACAAACCATAAAACTATATGGTTTGATCCCCTCCATTTTTCCAGAGTTCCCATATTTCGCAGTAAACTCCAATCCTTCCAGATAATACTTCATTTCTGAAGCAGTTAAATTAATCCATTTGTTCTCAGGGACTTCCACTCCATGAGTTTCCAATCCACATTTAAGTAATGGGTAAGCACTACTTAAAGGACTGAATCCTAATAAGGTATCTTCTCCAAGTTTACTTGCTTTTTTAACATTCTTCGCATTAAAAAAGAATGTTACGCACTCATTTGTTGCGTCTATCTCTTCAGTTACAGGTATTTCCGCATCTGCAGATGCATTATACTCTGTTTTAACTTTCCCATTTTCATCAATAACTCTTCCCAGACATTTTTCCATATCCAAAACAGTTATTTTAACAACTATCCCTACTTTACCGGGACTTCTGCCTTTATAAGGTTTTCCTACTTTTTCCACGCCTGCAGGAACTCCTTCTTCTTTGTGCCAGTTCCTAATACTTGATAGGAATAGTTTGCTTGTTATTTTATCAGGAGTGAATGATTTATTTTCATCTCCTCCAGTGAATTCCACCATTTTTTCTGCTCCTTTTATATTATTTAATGAAAAAATAAGGTTTTAAAAAAATCAAACTCTTTTAAAACCTCTTAAAACTGAGTAATGAAAAACTCATATCTCATCAAAATTTATACTACTTTTTTAATAATTTATATATAGAACACAAAATCAAGCTCATTATTGAAATTAACCAATATTTCAAACCTAATTTCATATTCTTCAAAAATCGCACTGCTAAAACAAGTAATCTTCTTCATACCAGTTTTAACAAGCACTTGTGTTCCCCTTTTATCTACTTTCACAGAAATAGGAGTCACACCGAATTTATCCTTGAAAAGCTCATCGAACTTTTCACCAATCCACTTTACATTACCATGCATTGCTTCACAGTTCTCATCATACACTTTATTGAGTTCTTTACAATTTTCCCTGTAAATCTGCACTGTTTCCTTATTAAAAACAATATCCGCCATTCCACATCACCTGATGCAAAAGAAGATAGCTGTCGCTAACATAGAAACAGTTAACATAAAATAGATTACGCCAGAATAGTTTATTCTAAAATTGAAACTATCCTTTTGAGGATAAAGACCATGTTTATTGTCCACCCTCCAAAATTCCGCTAAAGCAGTTAAAAAACCACTCATACCTTTACACTCTCCTTTTTAGTCAGAGAATGTGCATTTAAATTAGCTTTAGCTTCCGCTAACAGTAATTTAAATAATTCTTTATCTTGCTCTGATATAACATACCCTGAAATAGGTGTTACAGAGCCTTGTTTAACATAAAACATTTTTTCGACCTTTCAAATACTAATAATACATAAAAAAACAAGTTTATATGAAAGCTTCCACACAATCACATACATTTTTTCTATGTACACTTACACATTTATCAAAACTACTATATAAACTTTGCCCCAATAGATAATTATATATACAAAAAATGAATAAATTATAACTTGCACATGATTTTTCTGCTTTTTTTATACAAAAAAAATAAAGCGACCTTTCAAAAAAAAATTATCGTGCCATGAGGAATATAAGGATCACTGTTTTTTTGTGAGTACTGCAACTCTTCCACAAACGCAGGTTTGAAAACAAAAACACATATCCTTAAACTCATGTACACTAAAACACCAACAAAACATTAAAAAACACCATACACATAATTTCCAATAAAAACCACCTAATTAAAACAACACTTGCAAATACAAGTACTCATTTAATCAACCATCCTTTTAATTAAAACACTTACTTCAAACACAGCCACCCACACAATGACAAAATATAAATACTAACAAAACACAAAAAAAGATAATATGTGCAGAGTACTGCACATGTGATTAATATACATGATTTAATCACGTCCTTTAAAAAAATTTTTGGTGAAGTAGCTTTTGTGAAAAATGTTTTATGTTTTTTCTACATTTGTAATTTTACATTTTTCACCTACTTCGTTTTTTATTTTTCATAAATATAACCTTGTTATATTCCCACCTAAAAAAAAATAAAAAAATGAATTTTTTATCCTTCTACAAACTCTTTTATCCTGATAATATCCGCATCATCATCTAAAACATTAATCAAGTATTCCCCATCATTTTTAACACTTAAAAAATCCTTAATTTCAGAAGCAACACTATCAAAAGGAGTATCTTCCAACTCCCTAATTAACTGTTCTAATTCCCATTTCTCATAAAAATGAGTTTTACTGATTTTCAACTAAATCCCCTCCATTTACTTCAGGTTTGTAATACAATTCCACCAATCTAGAATTAAGCTGATTTGAAATCAACATATAAGCCAAATTCCCTAAAAAGAAAGTCCACCAAACAGTTAAAACAAAAATAATAATATTCCAACCCCAACCGCCCCATGAGGACTTCCTTAACTTACAATAATCACCATCATCACGAGTAATTTTATAGCCTGACTGAACATACTCATCAATCAGGTTCTCATATTTTTCACGATCACTAATTTCTCTAACTCTTTTCTTCATAATAATTCCCTCCTTATTTTTTCAGAAACAACCTTGTTAAAATTGTTTCAATAGTTTCACCTTCTGTAATAGCATATTCCTTAATAAAAGAAACTGCTTCAGGTGAAATAACCACATTTCGCCTGAACTGACCTTTTTCAAAATCAGAAACAGGAAAAGCCTTGAGAAGGCGGATAATGCACTTCTCAAAACTTTCATTTTCACGTTTTTGGGAGCTGATATAATGATACAACTCCATATTCACTTTAATAGGCATATAGCACACCTATTCATACTCAAATTTTGATAAATCATCAATTAAATCATCAATGATTTTTTCAAAATCTGCATCAGGAGAAATATCCCATAATTCCAAATCTCTCCCATTTTTAATCCACAAATGGGATTGATTTACAGTTGCAACAAAAGCATCCCATTCTTTAGGACAGGTATCTTTAAAGAATAAAGCTACTTTCCTACTTTTAACATCAAATGATGTATCAAATTTAATTCCTTTATACTCAAACATATTTAATCACTCCTTTTTAATTTTTAAACCGTCATGGATTTCCAATACTTCTCCTGAAGCCATGCCTTCAGTTAATTCCAATAAATCTAACTGTTTTGCTTCTTCAATGAACTCTGCAAAGAATTCATTGTACTCCTCATCTTGAAAACTCCAACCTGACTGCTGAAGCACCTCAGTAGGTTCACCATTATCCCCCACCCATTTCAACTCCTCATCATCATAGACCAAGAATTGAATATAACATTCTTTATCATCTTCATTTTTTATCAAAGTATATAATTCACACATAAATAATCACTCCTTAATAACAATTTTTCATATTTCAAATATATATAATTTTCCAGAAATTCATGATCCAAAAATTTCCAGTTTTTCAGAATTTTCAAATTTTCAGAAAATGAAATTTTCCAGTTTTTCAGAAAACCGAAATTTCCAGAATTTCCAGATTTTCAAATTTTCAGAAAATGGAAATTACCTAATCATCAACTAAGTAATTTCCAGACCTCCTAAACCCATATAATGGATAATAAGACCTTACAAAAGACTTAAAATCCACACAATTGAATAAATCATGATGTTTGAATAAATACTCACAAACATCATCATATCCTTCAACATTTAACTCTTCATCATCAAACAAATCAAAGAAGACATCCAAGACATCAAATGCTTCTTCACTATCAATATCATCACCTAACACTGATTTGAGATGCATTTCAACATCCCATTCGGCAATACTGTTAAATTGTTCGAAATCAAAGACACAACTTTCACCAGTCCCATCACAGAAAATGAAACAAGCTGCTTCCTGATTATTGTCAAGTTTTGCTGACAATTCATTATCAATGTCAACAAAATCAAAATCACACTCTTCATTCTCAAGACTGTAATCCAAAACATCTACCATCAATGATTCATAAGTATTATGAACCCCTACGAAATCAAAACAATCAAATTCCTCAAGAACAGATGAAACACCTGCTTCAAGAGTTTTTTCATGATATCTACCAACTTTACAGTCTTCTTTACTCATGCACCAATCAACAGGCACATATCTTGATTCTTTTACGCTGTATACTGTTTTAATAAACATTTTTAATCACATCCTTTAAACAAAATTTTTGAATTGCAAACTACAACTCGTTACTAATACTATGCACATACTACTATATAAATGTTTCCCAATAAAAAGTCTTTACTTTTGAAGATATACATTTTTCAAAAAGTCTTTAATTTCCAACATATAGTTTTACAAAAGTCTTTACTTTTGAGCATATAGTTTTGCAAAAGTCTTTACTTTTGAACGTATATTTTTCAAAAAGTCTTTGCTTTTGAGCATATACATTTATACAAGTAGCTAAACACGCTAACAACAATTCTATAAATTTATTAAGCATAAGACAAATATTAAATATCTACAAAAATATAAAAGTAGATCCTTAAAAAAATCTAACTTAATAACTTAACAACGTACAAATATTCAATATATAACAAATATTGAATATATAAACTGCAGTTACTGCAGCTAATTAAATCATATCTAATAAAAAATTACTATAATCTTTTAATTTTAAAGCATCAAGTTTAATTAAATCTTTTTTACTTAACACCTCCTTTAATATTTTTTTAGTTGATTTATTTTTATGATTAACAAATATAACAGTCCTTTTTTCTTTTTTATTTTTACAATAACTGCAGTTAGTGCAAACACCGCCACAAATAACATAATTATTATCATCATTAATATAATTATAAATGTCTGATTTATTAATAACAATACATTTTTTAACATCTAATAACGTTTTAACATCATAACTATAATTTAAAACAATATTTGAGTTATCAATATCTTTTATATTGTCCTTTAATTCAATATTATGAGTATATGAATAACTAACTATATCATACTTGTTTTTAAAATAAGTAGCTATCTTATTAGCCTTTTTAAACATATCATAGCTAATAAAATCCCCGCCCTCATTAAATCTAATAAATTTAATATCAGTATCAGCAGTTTTAATTACTGATTCAATATCAGTTATTATTTTTTCAACTGATAAATTTTTAAAGTTAATCTCTGCAGCTAGATTATACATACAACTATTAACATACCTATTACTGCTTTTTTTAGCATAACAATCTTTTTTTATATTACAGTAGCCTTTTTTACTACAGTAACAATTAAGGGCGTGATTAGTATTAATAATAATAGTATCATCCCCTATTTTTTCATTACCTATTTTAACAGGCATAACCTTTTTATTAACATAGTCTAACGCCTTAGATGTAGAACTAAGCCCCTTAAATTCATTAACAATACTTGTTAATTTATCAGTATCATTAATAAATTCATTATTATTATTAATTTTTTCTTTTAGATCATAAAATTTTTTCATAATCTACTCCTCCAAAAAAATTTTATGATTATATTATATTTGTAATACTTAATAAAATAGTAGTATAAACATTTATATAATACTAATTATAAAGTAATAGTAACTACTAAGTAGTTATAAAAAAATAAGGACGTGTTAATATATGTATTTAAACAATATGTTATGCCGACAGGATGTAGCCATAGCAGCAATAAAAAATTTTATAAATAGTCAAGACGTTATAGATGTTATTTTTGAGGATAACATCATAAAAATTTATAAGTACGTCAATATACTTGACGATACATTTATAAAATGCTTAACAGTACAATGTACTGTTAAGCAATATGATATATTATATGATATGCTAATACATTATTAGCATATCAATTTTTTTTAAAACACCATGTAACATATATTTAACACTGTTATAATAAAGGATCCATTTACGACAACAACAATATATTATATAGAACAACAATCAGCACCATAACAGCAGCAGGAAAAATATACTATATGCATGCATCAGATACAAGCACCGCCCCCCCGTGTATACATGCCTACTAGATCATTTAATGAATGAATCAGTTAATTAAATATATTGTTGTCAAGTCAACTGTTAGTTTAATTAGTCAAGTAGTACTGTTTAATTAAAGATAGGTTAAGTTAATGTATATGATACTGTTATATATTAGATGGCACGGTTAAGATAGCTTAAGCTTGACCTGCTTAAGTGGATCAATAACATATAGATACTACTGCAGCAGTAGAAAAAAATACTATATACTTGTATAGTATATCATATCTTATATCCGACACGCTACAACAAAAAATTAAACCTCATAAAAAACACCTTAAACAAGCATCAACGCCATAAAACACCATGATTTATTCAAAAAATCCATAAAAATATTTTATAAGTTTCCTAGGATAATATAAAACCGCTGGGATTGGTCGGTGTGTGGTTTGTGGGTTTTTTGGGGTGGTTGTGTATTTTTGTTTTTTTTATTGTGTGGGTGGTGTGTCCTCTCCTACCCCCCCTCCCCGGGGGGTGTGTGTGCGGGTTTTTGTTTTTCTTTATCAGCGTCTTATATGAAATATTATTATATTATTTTATTATATAGGGGTATGTGTATTTATAGAACTTATGATAAATATATAGTTCATATAGATATTATTTTTTTTAATGTACATATTTGTACATTGGTACTCTTTTATGTACACTGAGGATAAAATAGTAATTTTTTGGGGGGGTGTGGTGTTTGACATTTTTTTGACGCAAATTGGTGAAAATTGATGTGTGAGCTTCTTTTCTTGTTTAGGGGCTTCTCGTGGGTTTTCGTTGTGTCAGTGTTGTGTCGGTTTGTGTCAAATATGGTGTGTTTTGTGTCATGTTGTGTCATTTGTGTTGGGTTTTGTGTCAGTTTGTGTTGTGTGTGTCAGTTTTTTGTGTCATGTGTGTCAGGTTTGTAATACTACCTTATGGATAAAGTATTACTTTTTGTGTTAAGTTAAGTCAATTATGTGTCAGAGTATGGTTCGAATCCATACTGACAGTTAGGAATAAAAAAAATATGCTAAGGGAGGGTGTAGTAGGAATGAAATCATATAAGGATATTTCAAGAATTGTAACAGTACTATCGTTTATTGCAATATTCATAGTCACTAATAAAGATTTCTTAATAAGTAGTGTTCCAATTGAACATCAAACATTAGTTCAATTAATAGTATTGGTTGCTGGTTTCTTTGTCACACAGTTCAGTGAAGAGAAAAGAGTTGTTAGGGCTGAAGAATTAGTTGAGGAAGCTGCATGAGTGATAATTGTATGAATGAAAATCGTATAATTAGACTGGAGGAAAGATTGGATAAAAAACATGATGAGATTGATTCTCTTAAAAAAGAATTGATTCAAGATCGTGAGGAGTTAAAGGATGTTCTTGTTACTTTAACTCAATTGTCCACTACTTTAAATACTTTGAAGTGGATTATTGTTGTTTTTATTTCTGCTTTTGGTGGTATTGTGGTGTTTCTTTTCCAGGAATTAGTTAAATTAATTTAATATATATGGGGGGTGTTGTTTTTTTTATGCCTCGTAAGGATAGAAGGTATAAGCCTCGTAAAAATATGGATGAGGTTCCTGAGATTAATCCTAGGTCTTATAAGTTGAATAAAACACTTACTAAGAAGATGTGTAAGTATATTGAGGAAGGGAATTATATTAGTACGGCTTGTAAGTTGTGTGGGATTGAGCGTCATACTCATTATGATTGGATGAAGTATGGTAAAAAAGGTATTAATCCGTTTAAGGATTATTATTTGGCTATTGAGGAGGCTAAGGCTAGGGCTGAGGCTTCGATGGTTGATGTTGTGACTAGTTCTGCTTTGGTTGATGGGAATGTTGGTTCTGCTCAGTGGTGGTTGGCTCGTGTTCATCCTGACCGTTGGGCTAAAAAAGACCGTGTGGAAGCTAAAGTTGATACAAGTCAGAAGATTGAGATTGTGACTGTTTCACCGGAAAGTAATGATAAAGAAGATGAATCTTAGTGATTAAGATTTTTGAAGGGGGTGGTATAATGTCAGCACAATGGAAATTATCAGAAAAACAAGCACAGTATATTGATGATGATTCTAATGAACTTCTTATTGAAGGAAGTGCTGGTTCTTCGGCAAAACTATATTTGCTTGTAGTAAAGTGATTTTTTGGGCTATTAATAATCCTAATAGTCGTATTGGTGTTTTTAGGAAGACATTGCCTGCTTTGAAGAAGACTAGTTGGTTGGAGATTCGGAAGTTACTTGACAGTCATGGTATTGAGTATGAGGAGAATCGTTCGGAAGGAGTTATCATTTTAAGTAATGGTGCCACTATGAGTTTTAGTGGTTTGGATGACTTGCAAAAGGTTCGTTCTTTGAATTTGGATTATATTTACTGCGAGCAGGCTGAGGAAATTGACCGTGATACTTATTTGGAGCTTAAATTAAGGTTGAGAGGTTCTGGTGCTGATGTGACTTATAGGCAGGCTTTATTGGTTGTTCAGCCAAGTGAGCCGTCCCATTGGATTTATGAGTATTTTCATAATATGCATTATGGTAAAATAGTTCATTTTAGTTTTCGTGAGAATCCATTTTTGCCTGAAGACCATAAGGAGTATTATGAGAGGTTGAAAGAGATTGATTATGATGCTTATCGCCGTTATAGCCTCGGTGAGTGGGGTATGTTGTCCAGTCTTATTTTCAAGAATTGGGATACTGATACTCGTGAAACTTTCAATTATTATAGTGTGGGTATTGATTTTGGTTGGGCTGTGCCGTCCGCTGCATTGTTAATTGGTTTCTATGATAATGAACCGTATATTATTGATGAGATTTATGAGAAAGAGTTGACTACTGAAGAATTATTTGAGTTGATTAAAGGTATGTTGGCTCGTAATGGTTTGGGGATTAGTGATATTGATTTATGTTTTGGAGATGCTGCAAGTCCTGACCGTATTATGAATTTAAATGAATGGGGATTGTATACTGAACCATCTGTTAAAGATGTTCAGGCTAAAATAAACACGGCAAAGTTGACTCAAATTCATATTAATGAAGATAAATGTCCGAATACACTTAAAGAGATTCAGTCTTATACTTGGAGAAAGAATCGTGATGGAACTATTCTTGATGTTCCTGTTAAATTAAATGATCATGCTATGGATGCGATGATGTATTGTATTTATGGTATGTTGGGGGCGAATAGCCCGTATAAATGTGATGGTACTGTTGATTTGGATGAGGTGAGTTTTTATTAGTTTTTTAGAGAATTTTAAGGGTAGGTTTACTGCTAAGAATATTGAACCTAATTCTATGTTTAATGTGGGTTTGGATGATGTAACTGTTTCAAAGAATGGTGAAATTCCACAGGATTGGATTGAGTATTGCCCACCTAAAGTTAATCCCACTATTAAGAATCGTAGAAAAGCAGCTCACTTCCCAGTAGTGTATGGTATTATAAATAATTTGATTTTGAAGGCTATTGCTACTTTAACGATTGATGGTACTGATGATGAGGCTGTACAGCATATTCTTGACATGGATAAAATATGGAATTTGAAGGGAATGTGTTATGATGGTGCTTGGAAGAATATTGTTGATGGAGAGGCTTTTTATGAAGAAGTTACTGTTAATGGTCATGCTGATTTGAGGAGTTTGGCTTTTGATGGTGAGAAGTATCTTATTCGTAAGTTATATGATGATAATGCTAATTTATTAGGGTATATGCAGTTGGTTGCTGTTAATAGTCCGATTCCAAAGAATTGGGATAAATTAGAGTTTTGGGAGTTGTATCAGAATAAGGATATTAAAACAGTTTCTTTTAAAGCGGAGGATATTAGTAATCCGATTTTTATTGAGATTGATGGTGTTGGTCAGTCATTAGTTAAGAATGTGATTGATCCGGCTTATGAGATTGAATCGTTGAATCGTATGTTGCCGGCGATTGTGCATAAGTCTGCTAATGTTATGGTTTTAACTGTTGGTAATGAGCATCGTAAAGAAACATCTATGAGTAAGGTTCGTAAGCAGGAGGTTGCTGAAGACTTAAGTGATTACCATAAAAAAGGAGTTTTGTTGATTCCTTATGGTATGGAGTTGGATGTTGTTGGGGATAATGTTCTTCCGAAGGTTGAGGATTATATTAAAGCTTTGAAAAGTCAAATTTATGAAGGTTTGATTACTCCTGAATCCACTTTCAGTAGTGAGTCTTCTAATCGTAGTACTGCGGAGGTTCAGTTGACTTCTGAATCTAATGGTCATGTGTTGCTTATTCAGTTTTTACAAGAGTTCCTTAAAAGATGGTTGGAAAGGGATTTGATTAATCGAGAATTATCTTTGATGGGTAAACCTGAAGGTAGTGCGTGGATTAATTTCCAAACTGGTGACCATAATCTTGATAATAATTATTTGGAAACTGATAATAGTATTGAAACTGAAGAGGATACTGTTGAGAATGAATTAGATTCATCTGATGATGATGAGGAGGTAGATGATGGTTCAGGAGATTCAGTCGACTGATGAGTTTTATTTAGATGATTATTTGCCTCTTGATTTCGCTCCGAATGATGCTTATGATTCTGATGAGCAATTTGTGATATTAATGTGCTTATTATTGCTAAAAGAGTATTATGAGGAGTATAGTAAAACACCACTTGAAGATTTAATCAACACCATTGAAAAGGATATGGAAGAGTTAAACACCAAATTATCCACAGGAGGAATGGATTATATTAAACAAGCTGTGGATAAAACCTTTTCTTCCGAATTAGATTCGTATAAGATACCAGAGAACACCATTTCACCAAATTATAATGAATTAGTTATTTTAGCAGGTTTTCAAGCATTAGTTAATCAGTTAAGAGATGATTTAAAAGCCAAAGCATTATATTATGCGGAGAATTTAGGTAAAACACCATTTGATTTGAAACCGAACTTCAGAAGAGCAATTAAAAGGATTAATGATGTTGTAGGTACTGGTTTGGTTAATGCAAAGGAGAAATCTCATCGTGAAGTTTCTAAATTTGTTTATGGTGAAAATGCATTGTTTTACTGGGTTTGTAAAATGGATGCTAAAACCTGTGCTTGGTGTAGAAGTCAGGCAAGGTCTGAACCACGACCTATTGACGAGTGGGAGTTAGACCACCCGTATGGTAGATGTACTTTGAAACCTGTTAAGGAAGATTTTTCAAGTGATTATAAATTATTGGTTGGGATAGTATGATTACAATTTTCAAAACCGGTGAAATTAAGTATCCGGAATCTTTGAATAAACCAGTTAAATATGATATTGATTTTTTAAAGAGTATTGCTTCAAGCACAGCATCTGCCAAGATTACTCGTGAGCATTCTGATGATGTGCTTGGTGTTTTAAGTAATTTTGTTGTTGAAGATGGTTGTTTGAAGGCTGATGAACCTGAAGGTCTTGAGTTGAAAGGTATGGGTTTTAGTCCAGTTTTTGAATTTGATTTACTGGAGTATGATTCATATTTTAAACCAGTGAATGGTGTTATGACAGAGATTGGGTTTACAAAGACACCAAGAAGCCAAATTGTATATAATAGTATTGGGGCTTCGAATGGAGATGATAATATGTCTGATGATGCTTTAAGAAGAGTCTTGCAAGAGAAAGAAGACTTGGTTAAGAAAATGGGAGTTTTAGAGAAAGAAAGAGATTCTTATCAGAAAATGTTGGAAGCAAGAGATGATGAGATTGAGAAAATTAAAAATTCCTATTCTGATGTTGACAATAAATTAAAAGAAATCGATGCTTTGAAGGAGAAAGCAGATTTATATGACTCATTACAAGCTTCTCGTAAACAAGAGTTGATTAATGAGCTTGTTGGAGGAAATAAGGATTTAGCAGAGAAGTATGAGTCTTTTACTTATGACCAATTAACATTCTTGAAAGAGAATAAAGTTCCAACTAATCCGGGTCAAGGAGTACCATCTGTGGGAGCTACTGGATTGGATATAGAAGGAACACACCCATCATCAAATAATGATGATGAGTATTCTGATGATGAATTTAAAGCAGATTATAAAGCTTTGTTCGGAGTCGATGTTGAATAAACTAAAATTAAATTAAAAATTTTAAAGGAGTTATAGAATATGGTTAAAATTCAAAACTACGACCCTTATGAAACAGATATTAAATTTGATGTTGAAGAAGGAGATGTAACTGTAAAAACTGGTTTTGCAGACTTTGGTAAAGATGATGTACTCTTCTTTTCCAAGGAAATTAAAAAAGGAGATTATGTGGCTTTAGATACTACCAGTATGACTGTTAAAAAAGCAGCTAAAGCAGATAAAATCATTGGTCAAGTGATTGATGAACCTGCTTTTAAAGGTGGCAGACCTAAAGAAGACACTACTTCAGGTAATTACACTAGAAGAGTTGCAACTGTAAGGTTATGGGGAGATTATGCTCATTCTGTACAGTTAAAAGCAGAGAATAAAGCTATTGCAATGGGAGATTCTGTTGCTTATGAAGGAGATAATGTATTCGATAAGGCAACCACTGCAAATACCACTATTGCATTAGAAACTGCAGAAGCTTTGAAAGCTCCTAAAGTATTGGTTTTATTCGGTTACAGAGGTTTATAAGGAGGTTTGATGATATATGTCTATAATTACATTAAGTGCTGAAAAAGCATTAAGAAAAGAGTTCATTGAAAGAGCAATTATCACTAAAATGAACCCGCAATTAATTTTTAAGGATTTATTCCCAGTTGTTGATTTAGGTGGTTCATCCACATTCATGTTCTATCGTGATGATGAATCTGCAGAAGATGACATTCAAAAAGGAGTCATGAGTGAACCATTAGAGATGAGTGAATTAGGTGCAATGTCTAAGATTAAAGTATCATCTATCAGTAAAGAACTTGGAGATACTTATCAATTTGGTTACAGTATTGAATTCTCTGACAAAATGAAAAGAGAAAATGGTTTCATTGATGAGGTAATGAGAGCATACGACAGAGCAGCTTATGGTATGGCAAGGAAAATTAATTTAGATATTTTCAATGCTATTGACACTTTCGCAGCTGCTGATCCAATTACTTTAAATGATGGGGCTTGGAAAACATCTTCAAAAATCAATGAAGATATTATTGACATGAAAAAATCATTTGAAGGTCAAGTTGGTTGGGATTATACTTTAACTGATTTATTCACTCCAACTGACAATTACTACGAAGTTCAAAAATTCTACTCTGCATTAGATACTTTTAATCCAGCTAATACTGAAGGAACTAAATTAACTAATGTTAAAACAGTTATTCCTAAAGGAACTGTTTACGGTATTGATAAAAACATTAAACCATTAACCATTTATAAAAATGTTGATTCAGACCATTCTACTGTTGAAGGTGGTTTAATCAATGTTAATGTATGGGAAGACCCTAAGTTCCCATTCAAACACCATATTGAGTTATGGGCTGAAATGGGTATTGCAAGTAAACATCCAACTGCTATGTTAAAACAAACTGGAGTTTAGGTATTTATGGGTTTGAAATTTAAATACCGTGATTTATGGTACCATGGTAAATTAGTACCTAAAAGAGTTTATGAGCAGTTAGAAGACTTGCAAAAACAGATTGATGAGTTGAAAACTGCTCAACAAACTAACCAAGACAGTAGTAAAGAATCTGAACCACAAGAAGGCGGTAGTTAAATGCCTTTGAAGTTTAGGTTTGTGGAATTGTTCAAAGGAAGATTCCCAATTCCTAAATTTCTTTATGAACAATTAGAAGATTTGCAAAAGCAGATTGATGAACAACACATCGTTAAAGAAGATGTTAAAATAAACAAGACTCAATTAACTAAAGCTTTCGGTAAACCTGAAGAGTTTAGAGGAATGGGTATTGTTCGCAATCCTGAAGCAGTTTATTTAATTGTTTCAAATGGGAAGAATTTTGAAAAGTTTGAATTTAAAGAAGTTTAGGGAGGGATTAGTGTGTTGAGAATGGAAGAATATTACAAGGTTTTGCATTTTCTTGAGTTTGATGGAGTTGATAGGATTTACCCTTGTGAGAAATATTTTTTAGATGGTGAGGGGAATAATGTTCCGTATACTGGAGAGTTATTATGGGAAACTAATCGTGAAACTTTTTCAGGGATAGATTATGTTACTGTTTTATTGGAATCTGATAAGAGTTTCTCAACATCCGACCTTCGATTTGAATTGTCCGAATACTTGCAAGGTTATAGTCCAGTTCTTGTTTTAAATGTGGAAGACCCTGTAACTATTCCGGAGAACACTCCAACTAAAGTTGTGTTTAAGTTGAAGAAGTCCCAGCAAATGGTGGATTCTTCAAGGAATTTAACTGGGATTAGAAGTTGTCATTTAGTTGCACCTGAAGAGGATAATTATATTATTCATGAGATTGCGTTTCGTAATGATAATACTATGTATACTCTTGAGCAGTTAGATAGGTTTATTGAGAATGGTAGGTATTATATTGCTTCAAGATTGCATATTACTGAAGCAGAATTGCCTTTTGAATTAAAAGACCATGTTTATACTGCTGCTGCAGGGTATGCTTGGTTGAGTGTATGGGAATTTGAAGCAAGAATCATGAATGATGAGCAGAAAAATGCTAAATCTTATGGTAAGTGGTTGTTTGCAGAAGTAGACCAAGCAATAGCTGATTATAAAGAAATGAAGGGAATAGCTGATGATGATGAGTTATTCGTAATGGATGATTTAGTTACTTACACTTGGTCTAAATGGTGATTTGAGATGAGTGTTTGGGAGCAGATTCTTATTGATTTAAGAAACATTATACAAGACTCTGAAACTTTTCATGATGTTGATGTGTATTATGATGAATCGGAAATGAATCCGAATATTTCTTTACCAGCAATATCATTTCGTGTTGGTTTGAAAACAACCATATCATCAAAACCAGAGTGCAGTAGGTATAAAAGAGATTTGGAAATCAGATTGCATACTAAAACATTGGATAAACGAGAATTACAATCCGAATTATATGATTATGAGGAAGCATTAATCCGCACAATAAATCAGGCGAAATTATCTCATAAGATAGGGGATTTTTATGATATAAAAGACACTGGTTCGGGTAAATTAAGTGTTTTAATGTTTAATGCAAGGAAAGAAGCAGGGCAAATGAATGAAACATTCTTTTCAAACTTATTAAAGGTTAATTTTGAGGTAGAGTATGAAATTTAAATATATTGGTGAAAACAACACCTATTGCTTGGAATTATTAGCATATAATATAATGAGCAAAAAAGATAATTTGAAGAAAGGTCAAGTTATAGAAGTTCCAGATGAAAATGCAGTACTTATAAATGCATTAAATGCTTCTGGAGTATTTGTAAAACTTGATTTCAATAAAAACACCACTAAAAAGAATAAAAAAGGAGAATAAATAATATGGGAGAATTAGCACCATCACTAACTTACCATTATTGGGGAATGGGATATGATGACTCATCCAAAGGGATGAAAGTACTCACCAGAGGAACAGAATTCGATCATCAAAAAGAAATAACTTTTGAAGATGATGAAGGACACATGGGTACTGGAACTACTAAGATGAGTGCATATCGTGCAACTGCAACTGCAGCCCCATCATGGACAGATAAAACAAGGTATAAAGAAGGTTGGGAGGATATATGGTACTTATTATTAGGTTCTGAAGATGCAGTTTCACATAAAGTGAGAAAATCAACTGTAGATGGAGCAACCGGAGTATTTGATTATATCTTCGCACAAAATGCAACCAATCCACAAGACCCATTATTCTGTACCGTGTTTAATGGTTTTGCAAAAACAACTAAAGATGCATTTGTGTATGAAAACTGTTTACTTAACGAGTTTGAGTTAACTGGAAGTAATGAGGAAGCTCCAACTTACACTGCAACTTTTGCAAGTAATTATCCGAAGTTTAATCAGCCTAATCCTGCAAGAGTATTCCCTAAAAGAACAGTATTCACAAAACCATCTGAAGTAACCTTGTATATTGCACCTCAAGGAGAGTATACTGCGGAAACTGATTTGGAGCAATATAAATATCCTTGTTTCATTGAATGGAGTTTGAATGTTAATAACAATGTTGAAACTCAACCATGTTCAAGTGATGATTTTGGTACTTCAACTAAAGTATTAGGTGACCGTGAAGCAGAGTTCAGTGCTACTGTACCATGGACTGAAGCAACCAAATTCCTTGAATATCAATTCATGGGTAATGATAAGAATGCTACAAATGTATCTGAAGAAAATGATATTAAAACAGTTTGGATTGTTATGAAATCTGCGGAAATATTATCTGCAGAGGGAACTGGAACTGGTAAATATTACACCACTACAATTAAAATACCTGAAATTGTTTTAACTGCAGGTGACTCTGACCAAGCAGGTGATGAAGCAAAACAAATTGTTTTAGAAGGTAAAATACAAGAGAATGGTACTGATAGTTTCATTGAAGCTGAAATCCGTACTGATTTAGCAAATCTTAATGTTGGGGTTGCTCCAGCAGATTTACCATAAAAAACTATGGTGAATTTTTTTTATTATATTTTTTTTTAATTAATTTTATAGGATAGTAAGTATATTATGTCATTTAACGCAAGGAAAATAAATTTCTGTGGAAAAGAAAGAAAATTCAAAAGATGTCCGAACAGAACAGTGAAAGATTTCCAAAAAAGAATTGAGAACATACAAGAGGAATTAGAACCATTAACCGATAAAAATCGTGAATTCCAATTTGCTTCTCAAGAAATAAATGATGAGATAGAAACAATCAATAAACATATTGAATTATTAGAAAAGTTGGATGAACCAACTGATGAAGAAATCAGACAATCTTTAGATTTAAACCAATCTAAAGTACAGTTGCAGAAAGAATTGCATAAGTTAATCAATGATAATGAGTTGAGTATGAGGAATGAGAAAGATTTCTTTAAAGATATTGATAAAAAATTAATGGATACTTATGCGGAATTTGCAACACTTATTTTTGATAAATTTGAGTTCGAAGAGTTTGAAGAAGAAGCAGACTCAACAGACCTTGTTATAGCACCTCGTTTAAGTGAATTGTACCGTTTATGTACAAGTGGAGCTAAACAAGCAGAAGTGGATAAAGTTTATCGTAATATTATAAAAGACAATATTGAATCATCATTTCAATCCTGATGATGAGATAACTCAAGATAAAAAAGAAGATAGCAAACCTGTATCTCAGATGATAGAGGAAGCTATGTTAGATGAATATTTTTTACTTGTAAGAAGAATTCCGGGGATTTCATTATCTCCAAAGGAATACTGGGAGTTAGATACTTTCACTACACAGTATTTGCTTGATTTGGAGAAAGAAATAATGAAAGAAGAGGAGAAGTCTTATAACGGTAAGAAATCTCATAATTATACAGAATTTTCTGATAAAGACAGTCCTGAAATGATAGATATTGTAATGGAATTAACAGAGGATGCGTAAAAATATGTTTAGTTTAGATACAACTCCATGGAAACAATGGTTAGAACATACTAAAGAAGCAGTTAAGCAGATGGATATGTTAATGGAGTCTAAATATGCAGTAACTATAAGAGAGGTTACTACTCCATTAGTTCCATTGAAAACTGGTAAATTAATTGGGAGTTTCATTACAGATTTAAGCAGTACTTTCCCAGTTACTGAAATGACTTTTGGATACTCAGCATATGATGAGAAGAGTGGTTTTAATTATGCTGAATATCAGCATGATATTATTAAAACACATCAACATCCAATTCAAGGAGTTCAATTTTATCTCCGTAAAGGTATTTATCATGCTCAAGAAACTGTTTTTACAGAGATTGAAGAGGATTATTTAAGCTGTTTTCACATTTAAATGTGGAGGCAGTATTTTTTTTAAACTTTTTTTTAAAGGAGGTTATGGTTTAGTATGGCTAATATGGGAAATGCCGTAACTGCAATGTTAAAATTAGATGCTACTGATTTTACAAACAATATTAACCGTGCAGTTTCTGCAATAGATAAATTACAAACTAAAGCAAATAGTAATAAATCATTTTCTAAATTGGCTAACAGTTTAGCTACATTCCGTAGAGAATTAAATAAACTTGAGTCAACCTCTTCTGTTTCAAGTGAAGCTTTAACTAAATTATCATCAAACATTACTAGAGTAGGGAATGCTTTGACTGTGGTTAAGAAGTTTGAAACAGAAGTGCAAATTTTTAGTAAAATGGCAAATAGTGTAGGTCAGTTTACTCGTGCTTTAATGAATTTAAACAATACACAAAGGCAAACCAGTTCAATATCAAATCAAACAACCAATAGTATTAGAACTATGGGAACCAGTTTGAATACTGTAAAATCAAGTACTACTGGATTAACAAGTAGTTTGAATAGTGTGGGAACTGCAGGTAGAACTGCTTCAAGTGGTTTAAACTCAACATCAACAAGTTTAAATTCAATAAGTAGCTCTGCAAGCAGTGCAGTAAGTAGTTTAAACTCAACTGCAACAACTTTGAATACAATAGGATCTAGAATAAACAGCACATTTACTGGTTTATCTGCAAAAGCAAATAGTGCAAGCACCAGTATTAAAAATGTAGGTACAAGTACAACAACAGTTTCAAATAGTGTTGGAGGATTGGGTAAATCAGCATCTTCAAGTGCAACCGGTTTTAATACTTTAAATAATAGTATTAGTAAATCAAGTCAAACTGCAAAAGCAGCTGATGGAAGATACAAAACATTATCCAATACATTATTCAGTCTTCGTGGAATAACCAGTATGGTTGGAGCAATGTTCGCATTCCAATTAGTGCAAGGATTTATAGACAGTACACAACAAAGTATTCATGCCAAGTCACAAATGGAAGCTTATCAAAAAACAATGGGCATGAGTGAACATGCAGTTGATTCTTTTAACAAGAAGTTAAATGAAACTGTAAGTACTTATAAAAAAATGAATAAGTACAGTCTTGGTGAAACTGTTGCAGGTTTAGGTATTGAGTTTAACCTTACAGGTAAGCAAATGGAAGGTATGATGAAAACTGTTGCAAGATTGCAATCAGAATACCTTCGTGCAGGTCGTTCTGCAGAAGAAGCAGATCTTGCAGTTAAAGATATTATGCAAGGAGAATTCCTTCGTTTAAGTCGTGAAACTGGTGTTGGTAAAGAGGATTTAAAAGCTCTTGGTTGGAGTGGAGATACAAAAGATATCGCATCATTGCAAAGAGCATTAGATAAAGTAGCTGAACAAAGGAATTGGGATGCTTTTGCTCAACAAGCAACAAGTTTAAGTGATGTTTTAGCAATTCTTAAAAATCGTTTTGGTGAATTCGTAGCTGATTTAACAAGTATTATTACACCAGGGATTGTTGGTGCTTTTAATTTAATAAGCGGTGCTTTTGGTGCTGTGGAAAATTGGTATAATAATTCCAGTTTTTTCACTCAAGGAATGACTCAATTTTTAGGTGTTGCTTCTGCTTTAGGTGTTTTAACTACTGGTTTAATTGCTTTTAAAGGACATATGGGTTTGGCGGAGATTGCTTCCGCAGGTTTTGGTAGGAGTTTGTTAGGTGTTGCTTTAGGTTTTGATAAAACAACTATTGCTTCAACTTCTGCTATGACTATGTTGAAAGCATGGATTGCAGGAACTAATACTGCCATTGGTAAAGAATTATCTTTTGGTCAGGCGATTGCAAGTAGGGTTTTAGGTTTGAATCGTGCAAGTGTGGCTCAAAGGGGAGTGATGCAATCTTTAACTTTAATGGCTCATGGAACTAATATTGCGAAACAAGGAACATTACAGTATAAGGAAGTTTTGGAAAACCTTACGGCTTCTTTAGCAGGGACTAATGCTAAGATTAACCTGAGTAAAGCAAGTTTGTTAAGTTATGGTTCTGTAATGGATGCTACTGCTTTTAAATCGTTATCTTTCGTTCAAAAATTAGCTACTTTAAATAAAAGTGTTGGTACTGTCGAAGCTTCTACTATGAGTACAACTCAAGCATTAAAAGCATTTTTAAAAAGTGGTGCAGGAGTTGGTTTAATGATAAATGCTGTGTTAATTGTTGCTTTAGTTGCATTAGCAGCAGCATTTGGTGTAGTTTATGATAGTTGTCAAAGAGCTAAACAAGCAGTTGAGGGTTTTCAAGATGTGGTTGAGAATGGTGATGACTACATAAAAGATGCTAAAAATCGTGAGAAGTACTGGACTGGAGTGGCAAATAGTGCTAAACAACATAAAGCAAATGCCACTAATGCAAGGGATTCTGCAGATGCGGAGAAATATTTAGCTCATGCTACAAACATGGCTAAATCTGCAAACATGGATTATCAAGCATCACTTAAAGCAGTTCAACAAGCAAGAAGTTATGATGCTCAACATAAAGCACAGGAAATGAGAATCCAAGGGGAAAATACACAGTTTCTTCAAGAACAATATAAAAAATTAGGTTTAAGTGAAGATGAGGCAGCTTATAAAGCTAATAATTTAGCGAGAAGTGTTGAAGAAGGGAATCGTGTTATTAATGAATCACTTCAAAAACAAGCTTTGTATTTAGACCAACATAACCAATCAATTAGTAATCATATAGACCGTTTAAGAGATATGGGTGCGGATACTAAAGCAACTACTAAATACCTTGATGAGCAAAGTGCGGAAGTATATAAAGTAAGTGAAGCTTGGAAAGCATTTAATCAAGGTGATATGATGGCTGGTTTTAAAGCAATGGTTGGTGAATTTAAAATATGGTGGAATGATTTAAATTCATATTTCACGGAGGGAATCCCTTTAGATAAATCTTTTGAGATGATGGGTCAGGATTTATCTAAAACAATTACTGGGGCTTTGGAAGGAGCTATTGATTCGTTTAATGATTTTGATTGGGGTGCTTTAGGTCAAAATGTTGCTAAATGGTTGGCAAGTATTGATTGGATTAATGTGCTTGGAGATTTAGGAGGATTATTAGCTTCTTTACAATTTAACCTTGCTAAGTTTTTAGGGGGTTTTTTAGGGCAAATGCCTTTAATATTTATGCAATCATTAGGAGGTTTAGGTGGTTGGATAATAGATGCTCTCTTTGGAAGTGGAACTGCTGGTCAAATTACTGACTGGTTCAATAATAATATTATTCAACCGTTAAGTGAAGCTTGGAATAATTTCATGGCAGACCCATTAGGTTCTCTTGGAGGAGGAGTAATGGGTGGTCTTAGTTGGTTACTTGATGCTTTTTTAAATACTGGAACAGTAGGTGCTTTAACCATGATATGGGAATGGTTAAACTCCAACATTATTTCACCATTACAAGAAGCTTGGAACCAATTTGCAAGTGACCCCTTAGGATATTTAATTAGCGGTGTTGAATTTGGAATTGGAATGTTGCTTGATGCTTTACTTGGAAGTGGAGATACAGATGCTTTAACCAGTATATGGAACTGGTTAAACAATAGTATTATTCTACCATTACAACAAGCATGGAGTCAATTTGCATCAGACCCACTTGGATACCTTGCAGGAGTAATTATTGACATAGGTCAATTCTTAAATAGTTTATTTGGTGATGTATGGACTGGAATAACTAATTGGGTAAATTATAATATTATACAACCAATAAGTCAAGCAATACAAACTGGTTTGGCAAACATACCTATTCTTGGAAGCATTCTTCAAATGTTAGGCTTAATTGATGGAGGAAATCAAACAGCTTCAAATAAAGGTAAAACATTAGGAGATAAAATAGGGGATGCATTAAAACAAGCAATTTATAGTATCCCGATTGTTGGAGATATTCTCCGTATTTTAGGGATGATTGATGGGACTTATGGTACAGCTAACAGTAAAGGTCGTAATGTAGGTAAAAATATTAAAGATGGTGAAAAGTCAGGTCATCAAGGAACTTCGGGTAATGTTGCATCTGAAATGTTAGATGTTGTTAATGCAGTTGCTAAAGCAGCAGGTCAAGCATATAGTGCTGCAGTAAAAGTAGGGCAAAGTATATGGAATGGTATTAACAGTATACTTCAAAGGCATTCCCCAGGTTTTATTCATGACCAAGTTAAAGCAGAATTCCAGAATGATTTACCATCTGCTATTATTGGAGCTACAACTAAGGTTTATGATAATGCAGCTTTAGTTGGTCAAGCTATGGTTGATGGTGTTACTCCGAGTGTTGATACTTTACAAACACAAGTTTCTAATGCTTTATCTCAAACATATGATATTCCTCAACTTGACCCTGCTGTTGCTCAAATGTTGCAGGTTCAGGGTATGGATTCTTCTGCTAATCAAGATGCTTTAGCCCAGTATCAGTCTGATGCTCAATATGCGGAGCAGTTGAATTATGATACTAGTATGAATACTATGAATACTTTCAGTACTTTGGGTACTGTTGTTGATGGGGTGTTTAATGGTATGGGTACTAGTATGGTTACTGCTTATACTGGTATGAATACTAATCAGCAGACTTTGTTGAATGGTATGACTACTAGTAATAAATCTGCTTATACTAAAATGCAGACTCAAACTACTACTAGTTTGAATAATATGAGGAATAGTACTCAGAATGTTACTAATCAGATGACTAATGCTTGGGTGCATATGAAGGATAATATTGTTGCTAGTGCTAATCAGTTGAAAACACAGTCAACAACTCATTTTAATCAGTTGAGTAGTACTATTGGTAGTTTTTATCGTAAGTTGCAGAATCCAAGTAGTTGGGGTGCTGGTGACCCTGATTCTACTTCAAGATACACTAATCGTGGTAGGTATTCTCGTGGTGTTAGAGCTGTTAATCGTGCTTTTGGTAAGTCTGGAGGTAGTGCTGGTAGTCCTAGTTTAACTTCTAGTTTTGGGAAGCATGGTGCTGGGTCTCCGTATAATAATTTGCCTGATGCTATGAAAATAAAAGATTTGTTGAGGATGATGTGTCCTGATGGTTCTTGTGTTGGGGCTAATCAGAGAGTTGATGTTGAGAAGTTCTTGTCCAGTTTTATGGAAGGTGGTTTTGGTTCTTGGAGAGATTGGAGTCCAAAACATTTTAGTAAAATTAAAAATACTAGTAATGAGTGGGATGCTAAATCTCCACAGATTATGGGTTGGATTGATACTAACACTAATTTCAAGGTTAAAAGATTTTTGAATGGTCAGCCTAATGTTAGTTTTGGTGAGTTCAGGAGTATGGCTGAGGCTTTGTTTAGTGCTATTCCGTATGATTTTTATTATGATAGCAGTAAGTGTGGTAATTGGGTTGATGCTCTTCGCAGCGGTAGTGTGAATTGTTATGATGGTGCTAGTGCTTTGTTGGCTTTGGCTCGTACTTGTGGTTTTAGTGGTTCTATGGTTCATGGGTCTTGGAATGGTATTCCTCATGTGTGGGCTGTGATTAATGGTCAGAAAATGGATACTACTGGTTGGCAGAAGAGAAGAAGTTGGACTCCATCCGCATCTGCTGGTTCACCTTCTGGAAATATGGATATTGGTAATACAACGAACAATTCTATAACTGTTTCTGTCCGTATTGAAGGAGATGTGTACGGTGTTGATGATTTGGACAGTAAAATACAAGGTGGAGTTGAAAAGGGCTTGGCAGAGGCTATGAATACATCGAATACTATAGGTATTTAACGAAACACTCTTAAATACCTTAATTACATATAGGGGAAGCTACCAAAACAGAGTAGTTTCTCCAACTTTTTTTGGAGGAAAAAACATGGTACAACAAAGTTTCGTATTTGACATGACATTAATCGAAACATTCTGGGATAACTGGAATAAAACAGGATGGTATGGGGCAGACTCAATGACCCCATCAAAAACAGACTATGAAATAATCATAGCAGACACATCAGACACAAATCAATTACATGATATTGATGATGCAATAGAAAATGGACAATTAAAAAACACAGTTAACATTCACACAGGTAAACTTGCAACAGTTAAATTAGTGTATGGTGGAGAAAGTGGATCATGGGAAAGAACAATCTCATTCCCTGAAGACAGTACAATAGATATTGGTGAGGATAATATTTTTGTGAAAGCATTATTCATAAGACACACTACAACTAAAAAAGTTGTGGCTTACTGTATTTTATCAGATAGATTCCCATGCACTAATAAAATAATTATTCCTGCGGGAACTATTGGTTGGAGGATTAAAGAAAATGTGAGGTGTGATGCATGAGTGATGCTGAATATATTTTTAATTTCAGAAGAGTTGATGATTTTTTAGATAATATTAATCGTGAAGGTTATTTTGATACTGAAGATATGGATGGTTTGAATAAGAATTTTCGTTTTATGGTTTCAACTGATTGTCCTGATAATATTAATGATTGTCTTGATGAGTTTGGTACTTTGAATAATAAAGTAACTTTGATAGATATTGGGGATAATGGTTTGGTTGCGATTAATTATAATCATGGGATTAATGGTAATCGTTATATTAGTATTGCTCAAGGTAGTTTTCAAATTGATGTTGGTGATGGTTTCACTGATTTGAAAGCTTTGTTTTTATGTAGTGCTGATACTGGGTATGTGATTGCTTATAGTATTGTTCCGAAGACTGTTCGTGTTAAGAATGAGGTTGTGTTCCCAGTTAATGGTGTGATTTGGGATGTGAGGACTGAAGTATGAAAACAGTTAAATATGCAACCAGTTTTGATGAAGTGGCTCATGGTGGAGTGGATTCTACTACTTGGAAAGATTTGAATAATATTCTTCAAGATACTGATACTTTTGCAACTGGTTCTTATGTTGATGGTAAAGTTCCACAGCAATTATATGTGTATGGTTTTCATTTGGATTTGAATGAACACCAATATATTAAGGATATTACTTTTGAAGTGAAATTATCATGTAATTCTTCTGTTAAAACAACTGCTCCAGTAGGATTTGTGAATTATGGTAGGAGTATTGGGCATAATAATTTAGATTTCACTAATACATTTAGAGTGGATAATGATAATCTTGTTAGTGTTTATAAAAATATTTATTCTTATAAAATAACTGAAGTGGATTTACTTAGTAAAAATATTAAGAAATCAGAGATTAATTCTAATTTATTTGGTATTATTTTACAATTTCCTCCGAATCAGTTAGATTCATCAGGTTTAATATATTTGGATTGGGTTAGAGTAACTGTTAATTATGAAACACCTTATTTTGTGTTTGGTTCTGATTTTCCATTTACTTCCCGACAAGTGGATAGTTATAGTGTAGTGAATAATTTAGGGTATAGTACGTATTGTGGGTTGCCATTTACTGCTAAAATTCAAATACAGAATATGTCTTCATCTAATTTGAAAGGTGGGGATAGATTAGAAGTGGATTTACCTAAAGGATTGCATATTAAAGATGTTGCTTGTACAAGATGTGAATGGGATAATAACACTAATACTTTAACATTGTTAAATCATGGTAAAAGTGGTGTTTGTTATGCTATATTTACATTCTACGGAAGAACAAGTGGTTATAAGTTAGTTAGATTCCATGGGGAGAATATTGGTTCATGGGATAGATGGTTATACATAAATAAAAATGCTAATATTGAAGCAGAAGCAGATGAGCAATTGGTTATTTCAACTAATGAATGTCATAAAGGTGCGGAGTCAATAATTACTGTTGATGGTAAAACTTTTAATAATGATGGTACTGCTGATTTTGAAGTGTTGCTTCCTAATCAAGGACAACCTTATAAAATAGTTGCTAATCTTGACCATTGCAGTAAAGATGTCACTGTTAAATCAGTTGATGCTCCTAATGGATTAATATCATTTAATGTTCCTAAAGGAGAATATGTTGATATTAGTTTTGATGTTTATTTTTATCCTGTGAAAACTGGCGAATCCACGGTTAAAGTGATGGCTACCGACAGTCAAACAACATATTCTTATGATTATTTTGTGGAAGCTCCTTATGATTATGTGTTTTCTTTTAACTGTAAAGATACTTATGTTTGTGGAGGTAGATTAGTTTCAACTGTTGAAACTGGAGCTTATATTTTACCTTGTAGAACTGTAGAGCCTGAAAGTATTGTTAAAGTTAAAAAACCTACTTTATGCGCTAAAAGATTTGATGATATTGATTATATTGGTTGTGTTAAATTAAAACAAACACATTACAAACCGAAATCCACTTTTAAGGATACTTTGCTTAATACTTATTATAAGAATAAAAGGTATATGGGTAAAAAAGGAGCTATTGATGAGGATATAAGTTTGAATGTGAGATTGCCTCCTGTTGATGTGTCCACTATTCAAGGTATGATTGAAATGGACAAACCCATCCCTATAAACACTAATCATTTGTGTTTTGAAGGAGATGCTCTTAATCATCGTGGTTGGTGTGAAATTTACAAGATTACTACTGATAGAGTAGGTAATAATCCATTATGGTATGATTGTGATATAGATGTAAAATATATTACACATAATATTAATACAAGATTTTTAATCAATAAAGGAAGCAGAGTTTCTGATTATTTCCTCCCAAACCTGCTTAAACCAACTTATAAAAGTGGTTGTGACTTAAGCGATGCATTTTACTGCAGTTCAACTGGAACTATTGGTTATAATGGGGACAATGTTGATGTAAACCGTAGAAATATTGTAGTGTTAGATGAAAAGGAATATTTTAAAATAAGGTCACAGGATAAATTATCAATCAAATGTATGGTTGATATGAACTGGGCAAGTACGGTTAATACTGAATCAAGAGATAATCATGTTTCAAGAATATTCCGTTTAGTTGATAGTGTTTCAGGTAATACAGTATTTGAATATGAGTATTTTGATTTTACACATGATGGAGAAGAGCATTCTTGCAGAGTTATTGGAAGAGTATTATATAAAGATGCTTATAAAGTAATTATTAATCGTAAAATCCAATTAGCTAATGATGCTACTGAACCAAATACTGGAACTCCTTTATTTGGTTCTGATTTACAATTTAAATTATTGAATGATAAATTAACTGTTGTTGACACTGGTTTCTCTGGTAAAGAATTAATATTGGAAGACATAGCTCTTGAAAATGGGGATTATTATTTTGAAGTGGAATTAAAAAATAATAATCAAGATCTTGATGCAACTCCAATTATACATTATTTCAATTATCAGTTAAGTGAATTAACAATAAGTAACGAGTACAGTCCATATTATCAAAACTTACTTGTAAGTCCATTCCCAGTTCCAAACAAGGATATAATTTATACAAGAGAGTCTGAAGATGGAACTATCTTTTATTTAAATGATGATGGGACAGAATGCAGTTATAATTTAACACCATATTATCAATATCATACTGGAGTTAGTTTAGAGAGTAAGGAAGGAACACAATTAGTTAATTTAGATAATAGTCATTCAGTAGTTTACATTACTAATGGTTTAATTCGTGTGGGAGTAAATCGTTTAAATGGGAAACTCACATTGTACAAGTATGATAGGATAAGTAAACAATATATTTTAACTAATACTTTGCAACTGACTAAGTATGATGATATGAATATTAACAGTTTTACTGATGATAAAATAGAATTCCAAATATCAGACACTATTTTAACTGTTTGGAGAGGAAGACCTTTTGTTAGAGTATCTCACCCTACAGAGGATATTAACTTTTTAGATGAGTTTACTCGTGTGTATGCAGAGAGAGTGGGTGATTCAGTTAGTGAATATCCTCATAATTATGAATTAGTGGATAATAGTAATTTATTCCCAGTTTGTATTGGCAGTAAAAGATTGTTAAGGTCTGATTGTATTGGTGTTGATAGTGAGGAGTTTACTCCATCATATACTAATTTAAGTCTTACTTTGTTGAATACTGATAATGTGGAAGTTTCTAAATTAGGTATTAGTCAACCTTGTAGGTTTAAGGTTTGGAGTGGTAATCTTGACTTTGCAGAAGTTTGTTTTATTGTTGATGGGGAAATGATTCCTGCAACACTATATATGGACACCGGAGCATATAATCCTGGAAGTGAACCTCCTAATTATATTGAATATATTTTTGATGAAATTGGTGAGCATACTGTTCAGGCAGTTTGGGCTGAAGTTGATGGTTATGATTATGCTTTATCTGAAAAGGTTACGGTTGAAGTGTTTGATGATACTTATAAATTAACTCCTTTATTTGATGATTATTTGTATTATGATCAAGGGGGTTGGGATTTCCTCTTGACCAGTGGTGGTAAACCAGTTCCTGCAGGTAAAGTGGTTAATATTACTGCTAATGGTTTGGATTATCCTAAAGCTACGGATAGTAATGGTGTGGCTTATTTGGAGAATCATTTGTTAGTTGGGGATTATCT